AAAGTCTAGGAGATTGAATACTGCAAAGTATAAACCAAACAGTTTATATCTATCATTAACTGATTATGTGCATAAAAATAGATTATGTATACCATTTTATGACAGAAACAACAAGGTAATTTTTTATCAAACTAGATCGATTGATAATTCTTTTCCAAAATATTTAAGCAAAGAAGGATCGGAAAAAACGGTATTTGGTTTAGATAAAATAGATAAAAATTTTAATTATATATTCATATTTGAAGGTCCAATAGATTCATTTTTTGTAAAAAATGGAATAGGTGTTGCGGGGTTAACATTAACCAAAACACAATCAACTCAACTTTTAGAGTTTCCTTTTCATAAAAAAATATGGGTTCTTGATAATCCAAATTTTGATGAAACCGCAAAGGAAAACATTAAAAAGTTGTTATTAAATAATGAAACCGTATTCAAATGGACAGACTCTATGCCATATAAAGATTTTAACGAAATGACAATGTTTGAAGAACTTGATGAAATAGATTACAATAAAATCATCAACAGCTTATATTAAAACTGTGTCCAACCGGGGGTTTGACCCTCAGTATCACGCATTTTCTTAGGAGCGGTAATGATATATGTATTGAGAATTTCTTTTAATTTTTCAACTTCACCAGCAATACGAGTAATACTATCAGATGCTTTTCTGGTAATACCTCTTAACAAGCTACCAGATCTATCGCCATCTGATAAAATCTTATGCAAAGACGGTTTTCCTTCACTGGTGGCTTGAGCTGGGTCATTTAAAAACTCAGCAAATTCATCAAGTTTAGTGGACCATTCTCTAATTGATTTAATAACATCGGCGGTTAGGTTCGGAGAAACTCCCTCTACATCAAAAGAAGATGGATCGGTTGTTTTTTCCATTGAATCTTGAAAGTCTTTTTTGTTTTTTTCTGGAGTGAAATCATCAGGCGTCTTAATATTATTTGCTTGTGACGCTTGATTATCAGCATCTTCTTGTTCATTTATAAGAGAAAATAAAACTCTAGCTGCAAAAGGATTATAATTTTCTTGATTAACAGATTCTTTATTAGAATTTAATATTCTTTCTAATTCTTTTTTTAATGCTTTTTTATTATTCATCTTTTTGTTTGATTTCATCAGTATATATGATATATTTACTCGTTAATATGTCTAATTTAACAAAAAATTATCACTTTGTCGTTGCAACACCACTCTCTAAACAAGAATTCGAAGAAAATAGTCAATTTTGTTTGTTTTTAGATAAAACGAATGAAATTAAAAACTCAACTATTATTTACAATAATAAAAAAGGATTAAGTGAAATTTATAATACATTTATAACTGAAGAAAATCGAAATAAAAATATTATATTTGTACATGATGATGTTTTGATAGAAGATTTGTTTTATATTGAAAAAATAAATCTTGCATTTGAAAAATATGACATAATCGGTCTGGCTGGAAGTAAAAAATGTAAGATTAATACGCAAACACCCCCAGCATGGCATTTAATGAGTGATAGAAATGATTTTGTTGGCGAAGTTGGTCATTCTAAAGATAAGATATGCTGGACTACTGTATTTGGACCGACAAATTCAAGAGCCTTGTTAATAGATGGTTTATTTATTGGCGTCAAAGTTGATAAATTATTGGATTCTAATTTAAAATTTGATGAAAATTTTAAATTCCATCATTATGATATTACATTTTGTTTAAATGCAAATTCAAATAAACTAAAATTAGGCGTTTTTCCGTTAAGAGTTGTGCATTATGGTTTAGGTGATAGTATGAATACCCAAGAGTGGAATGATAGTGCATCAACATTTAATAAATTATATAATAAATGAAAAACAATAATTCGGACATCATAAATTATGTAGATTTTTGTCTAAAAAAGAATAGCATTAGACCAAAATCGGAACAACCATCTTCCTTTATATTGAATAGATGGCTTACGATGGTTAATAATTCAATTCCAATTATTTTGAATGCAACTACTAATAGATGGCTCAAACAAATTAAAGATTTTAATTATGTATCATTTTATAGGAAAATACTTCCAAGTAATTATAAAAATATAACATATATAAAAAAGAAAGAAAATTTAAATAAAACCGAAGAAACGGAATATCTTAATATTTCTAAATACATGGAATGTTCATATAGAGAAATTATGAAACATGAAGAAACACTTGAATATTTGAATAACGGCAATAAATAAAAACATATGATAGCAAGACCAAAACAAGAAGATGTCGTAGGTGGAAAAGTACAATTAGACCATTACATTGGTAGTTCTTTAAACTTACAAGATTGGAAATTAACAAAAGTATTGGATGACATTTTAATGTGTCAATATATTGATGTAAATGATGATGGCACTGAAGTTAAAAGAGGTAGTATTTGGGTTCCAATCAATACAGTAAACTTTGCTTGGAGATTAGCCAAGGTTGTTTTGGCTGGACCAGATTGTAGAACCGTAAAAGAAGGAGATATTGTAGTTTTTCCAAATGATAAAGGTATTCAAGTTGCAAATTTAAATGATTTAAAACATATCGTATTCTTGAACGAAAGTAGAATATTTGGAATATGTGAAAGTAAAGAGTAAAACCGATGGCACTATCAGTAACAGGATTAAAATCACTATGCAGGAGTAATATCGTAGAGATAAAATTTGTAAGAAGAACTAAGAATAAAATACCTCCAAATAGAAGAATACTCTGTACACTGTGTAGTGAAATTTTAAACGGAAGAGTTACTGGAAAGTTATTAAATTTTAAACCGCCAAGATTCCCCCCACCTTACGACGCAGAAGCTAGAGGATTGTTAACGGTTTGGGATATTTTAATGCAGGACTGGAGAAATATTCCAGTGGAATCTTGTGTTATTGTTAAGGTTACTAAAATTTTACCAGAAAAAAATTTTTTAAGTTTTTTTAAAAATTTTTTTGGATTACCTGAAAAAAACTTTTTATTATATTTTAATAATGTATTAAAAGATATGACCGCCGATCAGAAAAAATATTTCATGGAAAATTAAAATGACTATACACAATTCAAATTTTGAAAAAATATTTAATTCTTTGCTTCAAAAAAATTTAAATTTTGAACTAAAAAACAAAAAATTTAAACAAGGTAAATTGATATTATATTATCAAAAAAATTTTTACATCACTTTTATTTTAAACACCACGAAGAGGGATAAGGAAAAATTGGAAATACCAATTCCATATGATATCGAATTACACGAAGAAGAAAATTTAATTTATTTAGATTATAGAATTAAAACTTTAGCAAAATATGCACCAGAAATGGAAAAATGTATGATTCAATATAAAAATAAACTTAAAAAAAATAAATTTTGGGATACAATATTATTAATAAGCATAAATGAATAAAAAAAAACATATATATAGTGTATTTTCTGGAACCTTTTATGAAATACCAGAAAATGATCTTAAGATATTGGACATAGGACAAATTCCATTAAAAAATAAACATAAAAATTGTTCTAAATGTTTCAGTAGAGGCTATTTGGGCAGAGATACAAAAACTTTTGCATATCAGATATGCAATTGTATAAGAAAAAATATAGATTTCGATAGCGCAAAATCGCTTTTGCCAGAAAATAATAATTAATTTTACTTTTCTATAAGTATAAACGTGAAATCTTATACTTTTGGATGGGAAATGCAGACTTTATTGGAACAATTTACTGCTGCATTAAATGATATTATTATAAAAAAATTTAATTCTGATAAAACAGAAATACCATCATTATCTTCAAATTATGTTAATTTTGTATATAGTCCAAAACAAAGAGTAATTGCATCATTATTAAATCCTGCTCCCGGCGGATTGAGTTTACCCGCAGTAGCAATAACAATTTCTAGCGTAGCTAGAGATAATAATAGAGTTTTTAATAAAAACGATGGATTTAACATAAGTTATACTCCAAAAACTGCGAATGAAAATTATATCAAAAAAATATTACAACCCGTTCCGATTAATATTGGAGTAAATGTTACAATTATAACAAAATATCAAAACGACATGGATCAAATTATTACAAATTTTGTACCATATTGTGATCCATATTTTATAATATCTTGGTTAATACCTTTAAATAAAAATTCTAAACAAAATTATGAATTAAGATCGGAAGTTTTATGGGGTGGAAATATAAACTTACAATATCCAAGTGATATTGCAGCAAATCAACCATTTAGATTGACAGCTGACACATCTTTTACCATAAAAGGCTGGTTATTTAAAAAAATGGATGACCCAATCAAAAGAATATACACTATAAATTCTGATTTTAATGCGTTTGATGCAGTTAATACGGAGTTTACAAATCAAAACAATATATGCGTATTAAAAAATATAGAAGATTTTATACAAGAAACAAAAATTTAAATAAAAATGACTGAATATATTACATTTTATGCAAAACCAAAACCGATTGACGTTGGAAAGTACACATTTATAGTTGTTACTCCGGAATTATCAGCTGGTCAAGAATATGACATTTTAATTAAAGGTAATTTGTTTTTAGAATTAAGAAACGTATATTTAAGCGCATCAAACTTATTAATGTTTGACAATATATCATTATTTGCTCCATTTTCCAGTATTAAAAATTTATCCGCAAAATATATACCATTTTACGGTATAAAAATTAATTGTTTTGATTACACTGAAAATTTTTTAACATTTAAACTCAATCAATTACCAAAAACAAGTGGATATATGGATGTTGTTATAGAAAATGAAGCAGGATATGAAAAATTATCAACCGGATCTTTAGTTCCTTTTGTTAGTTCATATCCCGGAGCAATAAATTATCAAAAACCATGCACAAAGGGCATAAGGGTTATAAAAAACTAACAGTTGAACTTAAACATCTAACAATAACATTTCCAGATTCATTTAAATTATTAACAAAATTTATATTTGAATTATAATATGTTATAAATTCTATGGAAGATGTATTGTATGTAATAGTTCCATTTATATTGACACTTGATAAAGCCGTCGGTTTATCTTTATAAACATTGCAATATATATTAATATTTGAAATATTTCCATTTGATAAAAATAAAGATCCGGTAGTTTTAATTCCTTTGAATTTTGAATTTGCAGATAAAAATGGAGTTTTGATTATTACTGTACTTAATGAGCTATTGTATGAAAAAGCAGTGCTTAATGTATTGTCAATTACAATATTATTTGATATAAAATCAATATCTGTATCATTAACATAAAAGAAATCAAAGTAATTTGCACTTACTCCATTTTTGATGGTCCAATAACTCGCAGCATCATATAAATAATCTAAATTATAAATTGTAGAAATGGAAGACACTTGATTTTCTGTTAAAGATGTATTTGAATCTATTGTTTTGTTTAAATTATAATTGTTTATATAACCATAAATTCTAGTATCATGAATGTTTGAAACGTATTTATTTAAAATTGGGCTATATACTAAAATATTGTTATTATTTAATTTATAAACAACATTCGAGTTTATGCTGCTTAAAGAAATAATACCAGAACCAATATTATTCAAATAGTTTATAATAGAATCTTTATATGTAACAGAACTATTTGAAGATGTATTATAATTTAAATTTCCACTTATGTAAACACCAGTTAAACTTTTTGGATTATTTTGATATACATTTAAACAACATAAACCAATATATGAAACAGATGAATTTCCAGATAATGTAATATTTCCAGTTGTTATTATATCTTCACCTGATAATGTATTACTTTTTACTATAATTGTATTTGAATCGTATTGAAATGGTAAGGTTATGGAATCGTTTAAAATTAAATTTTTATTTCCAATATTTAATGCGTTTTGTGATATGTTTCTTAGATTATCATTTTTTACACCAGCACTTGTCGTTAAATAATATGACATATAATCATATATCTGTTGTGATGTCGTAAATGATGAATATGCCGATACGGATTGAACACTTGCTGAAATGTAATCATCAATCGTATAAGAAACATCAACATAAATAGTATTTCCTAAAATTTTATCAATTGAAATGGGAAACGAACTCAAAGATGCACCATACCTTACAATGTTACATTTCCAATTATATTCAGAATCAAATGGAAGCTCTAACAAAGTATCAGAATTTAAATAGTAACGCAATAAACCATACTGGTCATAAATAGCGGCAACTCCACCAGATAAATTATTAATTTTTAAATATGTTGGGTTATATGGCGTTACATTTGGCATATTATTTTATATTACTTACTTAATTTGTTAAAAATCATAATATCGCTTTATATAAAGCGATATTACACTTGCCCACCATCTATAATGAAATTATATAAATAGTTTAAATTAGATCCATTTAAATTACCAGCAATAGTCAAATTACCAACACTATCTGTAACTATTTTACCGTCGCTTAAAGATAATTGTTTTGCAATTAAAGTACTACCTAATGATAAATTGTTAGAATATATTGTACCCGATGCACTAATATCACCAAAAACAGTTAAGTCTTTATTTGGTGAACTTGTTTTTACCCCGACATTTGGGAAAGAACCATTATTTCCACCAACATGAAGAACTTCTACGTTTTGATCCAAGTCATAGAATGAAGCAATATCACCAGTTCCTCTATTTCCAATATATAATGCAGGTCCATCATTTCCAACATGAACAACACTTAATGCACTTGTTGTAGAATAAATGGTGTTTGCAAAATAAGATGTACCAGTAGCAGAAATATCTCCATAGACGGTTAAATTGGAATTAATTTGAGTATTTCCAGTAATAATACCACCGGATAAAGGAAAATATTTAATAACTTCATTTTTAACTGCAAAATTTGCAGTTAATGCTTTAATATCAGTACCTTGATAATTCCAAGTT